GCCGACGTCGACCCGGCGGCGGTGAACACCCGCCCGCACAGGTCGTCGATGGCCTGCTCGGCGGCGTCGATAGCCAGGTTCAGGAAGTCGTCGTCGGTCGACCCGGTGATCCCTAGCGCCGATTTCAGCTCGGATAGGGCGACGTAGTTGCCCACCGGTTACTTCTTCGCTGCTGGCTTCTTGGCCGGGGCCTTCGCTGCCGGCTTCGCTGCCGGCTTCGCTGCGGGCGTCGGGTCGTGCTTGTGGATGCGGGCCGGGGCCTGCTTCTCCCAAAGTGTCGGCATGTTTCCCTTTCGTAGTTGTGGGTTCCCCCTGGACGGCCGCGTGGTGGACACGACCGCCCAAGGGGTAGCCCTGCTCGCCCTAGAGGGGCTAGGGGTGAGCGCTGTTGGGAGGGCCTAGAAGGTCGGCGTGACCAGGCCGGTACCCATCACCTGGCTGATCGCTGCCGGGGCGCGCCCAAACACCGCCGCCGCATACTGAAACGCCACAATTTTAACGGTCAGCTGGCCGCCGAGCGTCTGGTCCATGCGGACCATGCTCGGCGCCCCTGCGGACTCGAACAGCAGCATGTCCTCGCGGCGAACAACGAAGATCGAATCCTCGTTCGATCCGGCCCCGGTGTCCGTCTTGATGTTCGCGTCCACCACGACGGGTATGCCGGCGATCTGGAGGCCGGTCAGACCGTAACCGGCTGCCGGGCCGACACCCATCGTGTTCTGCGGCACGTTCGCCACAGGCAACACCAACGGGCGGTCGTTGCCATCGACAGCTGCCTGCATCCAGGCGGCGCGTCTCGGGTGCATGATGATCAGGTTCGGGCCGGCGTAGCGCCCGCTGTTGATCTGCTGGATTGCGTCCAGGATCTTCGGGTAGAGCAACGCCACCGTCGGCGAACCCGATGTGAATACGACATCGTTCTTGCCGGTGATGTTGTTCAGGCCGAGCAGGGCACCGGAGGTGCCGTCGCCGTACAGGCAGCCGAGGTCGAGCGCCGTCGCGATGGCACCCGACAGATCGGCCATGATGATCGCGTCGACTCCGGTGCCCCGGTCCAGGGCCTGGCGGCTCACATCCTGCTGGCCGGCAATCGTGCGGATGTCGACCGTGAGCAGCGTATCGTCCAAATCTTGCTCGGATATGGCGCTGTTCTCGGTGGCCTGGACGGCTGCCGTCGAACCGGTTGTAACGCGGCTGATGTTGATGCTCATCCCGTCCGATGGGAGCGGCAGCTGCGTGCACAGGTTGGCGAACGGCCGCCCTGCGCGTGCCAGCTCCTCGGCGAGAGCCGTCAGGTACTGCGGTACCACAAGCCCCGCGAACGAAGCGGTGCTGGAGTCGCGGTACTCGACGTCCATCTCGGACGAGTGACGGGCGATGCGCCCTTGGGCTGACACGTCGTGGTGGAACTGCGACGCGTACAGGTCGCGGAAAAACGACGTCTTGGACCGTTCGGTGTACGTCAGCGGCTCTTCGCCGACGCGAACCTCGGTCGCCTTCTCTGCGTCGTCCTGCGTTGGGGTGATCGCGGCGCGCATAGTGGCCGCCTCCGCGTTGGCGAGCTGGATGTCACGCAGCTCGGTGATGCGGGTATCGAGACTGTCGGCGCGAGCGTGCAGGTCTGACAGGTTCTGTTCCTCTGTCTCGCTGAGATCGCGCGTTTCTTCGGCGGCGACGTCGCAGACGGCGGCCATAGCGGTGCCGATTTCTGCGCGTTCGTCGACCAGCTGGTCGAGCAACTTCATAGGACTACTCCTGGTGGGTCGTGGGTCGTGGTACCGGGTGTTCCCAGGTGCCGGCACGACCGGCGGCGCAGGAGCGGCGCAGTACGGGGATTATCGCATACGGGTGTGACAGTGGGAAGGATGGTCGTTGTCTAAATGCTTGACGGGCGCTGGGCGGTCGTCTACAATCTTGACATGGCAGAACGACTGACACGACACGAAAACGGAACGACGACATTTCGGCTCCCACAGCCGGAAGCCGACTTTCTTGGCAAGGTGCTAAACGACTCCGGCGTTTTCGCTGACGGTTTCCTCCCGGCGATCGACGATTTCGGCGATTTCACGCTCGACACCGAAACCGTCTGTCGTCTGGAAGTCGTCGTCGACATGGCGCTCGACCTGCACGGCACGGCGACAGCCGAGTCGATCTGCGAGGATGTGCTGCCCTGGTACTGCACACACGGTGCGTGATGGACCCGGCTGCGGAACTCGTAGAAGCGCGGCGGGCCGTCGAACACGCCGACCGGGAACTCGTCCAGGCGATCATGGACGCGAGGGGCGGCGGGATGTCACTGCGGGCCATCGCCGACGCGGCCGGCGTCAGCCACGAAACGGTTCGGCAGATTCTCAGAGGGTGAGTAGGCGGGCGCGCCAGACGGCGAGTTTCGGCGCGGACGTTTCGTCGTCCGGGTCGAACTCCTGCCGGACGCTGAGTACGCGGGCGTCGTCGTAGGCCGGAACCTCTGAAATCAAACCAACGTGGTGCAGTTTGACTTCGTCGCGTTGGACGAGCGGGCGGCCGTCGCCGGTTTCGCGCCGGGTGTCGCGCACCGGGATGAACCCGACGCTGAAGCTGTGCATCACGCCGTCGCGGGCCAGTTGTAACGCTTCGTTTCCGCGGCCCGTGTTGCTCATCAGGAACTCGGCGTACAGGCCCTGGGTGGTTTCCTCCAGCCGGGTCGCCCTGCCGAGGGGCATCGCGTCGCGGCGATGCGCTTCCAGCAGCGGGATACGGTCACCGCGCTCCTGGATGCTCTTGGCGAACGCTCCGGGGGCGAACCGTTCGACGTACTCGCCCGCATCGAACGATTTGTCAAACGGGGCCGCTAGTCCGCACACGCGGCGCCCCTCGGCCGATTCGCGGACTTCGATGCTGTCGGCGATCAGTTGTCGCTCGATGATGTCGGTCATCCTGCTTCGATCCCTTCCTCGTTTTGCACCATCTGCACAGTCTTGAATCCGGCCTCGATGGCGATTTGTGCCGCCTGGTAGCGGGTCAACATGTCGGGTTGCATGAAATCGGCCACGCTGATCGAAGCCGACTGGCCGCGCGGCAGCGCGTTGGACAGGGCAGCCTCCAGGCGGTGAACCCACGGGCGCAGCCCGAACCGGACAAACGCCCGCGAATCCTCGGCGACCGTGCTGTACGTAAGTGAATCTGAGCTGGGCGCTCCTGCGAGATGGGCCGGCACCCCGAATAGGGCTGCGATTTGCGTAGCGGACCATTTCCTCGCTTCCAGCAGCTCCAAATCTGAGTTGCTCAGCTGGATCGGTTTGTACGCCAGGCCGCCGGACAGAACCGCCGGTGTGCGATCCCGACCGCCATGCGATTGGACCCACGCTTTCTTCAGCTCGGTGGCCGCTTCGGGCGACAAGTCAACGTCTGTCGTGATGACACCCGACGGGATCGACCCCTCGCTGAAGATGCGCTCGGTCCATTCGTGTTCGGCGATAGCTAGGCCAAGGGCGTGCCGGTGGGCGTCGAGTATCCCCTGTCCGACGACATGCCCTGGGCGCATGAAACCGCGCATGTGCATCATCTCGAACCGGGTGTAAGCCTCCTGGCCGACCTTGTAGGTGATGGACCCGGTGTCGGGGCTGACTTCGACCTGGACGGCGTCCGGGTCGAGAACGACAAGCTGGCGCGGATGCCCAAAACGGTCGAAATCGCCCATGAGGGCGTATGCGTTGCCGCGCAGCAGCGCGGACGTTATGAGCGCCGAATAGGTGTCGATCCGGTTTTCGGTCGGATTTGGTTGCATCAGGATCGCCGGCGTATCTATGCGCTCACCATCCCTGAAAGCGTGAACCGACAGTGAACCGATGGTGCTACTTATGAGGTCGACGCAGCGCCACAGCGTGACAATGCCCAGCGCCGTAGCGTCATTGACTGACACGCCGGCCAGGTTCTGATTCCAAACCGGCGACGGGTTCCACGGTGGGAACGGGTCAGGGTCGCGGGTCTGGAGCCGCTTGCGTCCGAAAAGGGCCATGGTTAGTAGATCCTCGGAGTAGGTGGGATGACAATTTCAATCTCGTTAGCCGAGTCGAGGGCCATAACGGCGCAGACCGCGGCGTCGATCTTGCGGCTGGACCCGGTGTGGTCTTTCACAATCCTCGATCCCAAACGGTCCGTTTTGAGCCGGCAATTTTCGATGTGCCGCATGAGGTGTGGAGCGTTCTCGTTATTGACGATCTTCAGGTCGCCTTCCAGGATCGCGTCGGCGAACCGCTTAGTGGCCGGCACCATACGGCGGGCGTTCTGCGGGAACTCGACCACCGGGAGTCCCTGTTCGTCGCCTAGCCCTTGCATGGCGGGGCCGATCAGGTAGCGGTCGTACATCACAGCGCGGGTGCTGAGCCGCTCGGCGTGTTCGACGACGGCGGCCAGTAAGTCATTCACGTTCACCCGATAATTCTCCGGACCGTCTATCGGCTTCTCCTGGATGTGCAGCAGCTCGACGCGGCCGTCAGCCGTGGCGGCGACCACAGCCGACGCGTCGCTGCTCCAACTGCCATCCACCGCCAAAACGGGATGGTCGTCGGCCGTCAACGGATCACAGGTCTGGATGAGGTCCAGCTGGTGCGGCTCCAGCCAAACGTCCCGATTGGTGATCCACGAAGCCAGGTGCAGGCGCCGAAACTCCGGTGCGGGGAGCTGCTTCAGCTGCGACGTCAGGTATTCCTCGGTGACCCAGTCGCCGTACGCCGGGTGGGCGACCGCCCAGGTCGCCGGCTCGCGGTAGTCGGCGTCCGGCGGTGGTGGTTTCCACCATGACCACCAGGTGTCGTCGTCGACTTCGCCGGCCTGCACCCTGCGGTCGTATTCGACGAGGTTTGCGAGCGGGGTTCGCTCGCCGACGCCGGCTGTCGTGATGTGTACCAGCAGCGACTGTCGGCGTGCCCCGGAACCGGACAGGAG